TCGCAGCGGGTGTTGGATCGGCGATCACGGGCCGCGGAGCGGATTTACTTATTATCGATGACCCGCACTCGGAACAAGATGCGATGAATCCAGAAGCGCTGGAACGTGCTTATGAATGGTATACTTCAGGACCTCGTCAGCGATTACAACCTGGCGGAAAGATTGTCGTAGTCATGACGCGTTGGTCTTTGAAAGATCTTACCGGATCGTTGATCGGGGCTCAAAAAGAATTAAAGTCTGATCAATGGGAGGTTATAGAATTTCCAGCTATCCTTCCAAACAATGAACCTGTATGGCCAGAGTATTGGAAGTTAGAAGAATTAGAATCAGTTAAAGCATCTTTATCAGTACAGAAATGGAATGCACAGTGGATGCAAAATCCTACATCAGAAGAAGGTTCAATCATTAAACGTGAATGGTGGAGGAAATGGGATAAAGATTATATTCCAGAATTGTATCATGTGATTCAAAGTTATGACACGGCATTCATGAAAAAAGAAACTGCCGATTTTTCTGCAATCACGACTTGGGGTGTATTCTATCCAAACGAGGATAGTGGACCTAATTTAATACTATTAGATTCAGTAAAGGAAAGATTAGAGTTTCCAGAGTTAAGACGTAAAGCATTAGAACAATATCACTATTGGAAACCAGATTCGGTGATCGTGGAATCAAAAGCATCAGGATTACCACTAACTTATGAATTACGTAAGATGGGTATACCTGTCATTAACTTTACACCGAGTAGAGGAAATGATAAGCATTCCAGAATAAATGCTGTAGCACCATTGTTTGAATCAGGTCAGATATGGGCTCCAGACCATAAGTTTGCAGAAGAGGTTATTGAGGAATGCGCGGCTTTTCCTTTTGGAGATCACGATGACCTTGTTGACTCAATGACACAGGCTTTAATGAGATTTAGACAGGGTGGCTTTATTGAACACCCAGAGGACTATGAAGATGAAAAAATTATTCATGAAGAAAAGGAATACTACTAAATGAAACAAATCCTATTTAGACTATTTGAAAATTTAAAAGAATTAGGAATTAAACCTAATATTGGTAGTAGAACAAATGTAACTCCAATTAGAGGATCAGAAATAGATAGATTAATTAATAGACCTGTAACCCCAAAAGAATTTGATTATTCAAAACCTGAAGTTGTGGATAGCATGAGAGGTATAATTCAAAATGCTTCTGACTATGTAGGTCAATTTACTGAAAGACAATTAAAAACATTTAATAATAACGTTGAAAGAATTTTAGGAATTATTAAACCAAAAGAAACAACTGCTGATGTTGTAGATCTAGCAACTAAAGAAAAGATTACAGGACCAGGACTTGAAAGTTTAATGAAAGAAAAAGGCGTTGCTTCTATTAGTAGAAAAACTATTGAAGCTGAAACTTTAATTAAACAATTTTTAGATGATGATTTAATATCTTTAAATGCAAAACAAATAGACCAACTATCTAGAGGTAAAGCTGAAGATGTATTTGAAAATATATTTGGAAGTAAAGCTAAAGAATTAATTACCGGTAAGAATACTAATGAAAGTTTAAATGAAGTTTATAATAAATTAAAAACTACTAAAGATACAAGAGGAAGATTACCAGATGATCCAAGCTTTGATCCATCTGATATAAACTTTAAAGATGGTGGATCTGTATCTGAAGATGTTAAACAATTACTTAAAGAAGAATTTATAGAATTAATTAATGCAAATCCTGAATTATTTCCAGATACAAATGCTGGCTTTAGAAGATTTTTAAAACGTAAAGGATCACCAGTATTTAATTATAAAGATGGTGGTAGAATTGTAAAAAGAAAAAAAGAAAAAAAAGAGGGAGATAAGTTCCACCATTCGCGTACCTCGTTCTTTCTCTAAACATACTTGCAACACCACCATCCGCGTATCGTTTTCTTTTTTTAACTCTTCCACCTTTACTAATATAGCCTCCATTTTTCATTCCACCATATCCTTTAAATAATTTATTCAAACCACCTCCTGGTTCAAATAAATAAGTACCTCTAACGTTAAATTGTTTTTCTTCTGGATCATAAGTTGAAGTTATTACTGATTGATCTCCTTCATAATCTAAACCTACTGTATACGGACTTCTTTTATAAGTATTTGATTGTGTAATTGCCTCATCCATGAAAGGAAAATCATATTTTATTTTTCTAGAATTTCTTTGTTTATCTAAACTTCCAGTTGCATAAATTCCATCTTTTATTTTATATCTAACATCACCTCCAGATAGCTGTGATTTATCTGCAATTGTTACAAAAGGATTTGGAGAAAAATTACCTGAAGTTATATTTACTCTAGGATTAATTTCTAAATCACCTAATTTTATTGGATATTTTTTATAATATTTAGATATGTCTTCTTCTGACATATCACTTTCAAAAAATAATTTTTCTAACTCTCTATTAATATACCAAAGAGCTTTCTCTAGATCCTGCTTTTTATTTGCTTTCTTATCAGCTCGCAAGATATACTTTATTGCGTTACCTAATGCAAAGTTTAATTCGTAGGCTTCAATAATATCAATTGCCTCAAATCCTTTGGCTTTGTAATGGTCTGGATGATTAACTAAGTCGCTCATAGTCACAAAGTTTAAATAAAATTTTAATTAAAATCAATGTTTAATCCATAATTTTTCATAAGAATTATTAGCTGAGTATTTAATCCCTCTGCTTTAGTCTTATCCATCAGCTCCATATCAAGACCAATGCGAAAGAAATTAATCATTAATTTACCAGCTTGGAAGTATTGATCACTTACCTCGCCATTCGGATCACCCCTATAAAGTTTCTGCTCTAGCTTCAATAAATCCTGTAGCAATCCGTTTGATTTATTTTTAAGATTCTGCTGGTTAAATATGCTTGGTCTAAAATCACTTTCAATATGATCAATTAAAGCGTTTAGTAATCCGCAATAAATCACTATTGTTTCTCTTTCAGTTAATTTCATATTTGGTTTAGCTTAAATTTATCTAACAATTCTTTGCAGTCATCTATTGATCTAACAACTGCATAATAATAACCGTGAATGAGTGCTTCTCTTTCAAACTCACGTTGGTATTCTGACTTAACTCCTTTAGCCGTTTTAACTTCTACAAAAATACCTTTCCAAGTATCGTTTGAAATCATCCAGAACATATCTGCAACTCCTCGCTTTACACCTTCCATCTTGAGCTTAACTGCTACAAGGTAATGTCTTTGTCCTCCGTTAGGTATTGCAAAGAATGGGAACTTCTCAGCCAAATCTAAATACCTGCAAATGGCTACTTGTAGCTTATGTTCTTCTTGGTTTCTCATTATTCGCAAGGTTTAATTTTTCCGTTTTCATCTAGATATGCCTTAAAATCTGCTAGGTTTTCAATAAACTCCCTGTAACATTGCGCTTTGCAGGCCATAATTAGCTCATTTAATTCGTTATATTTAGGCTTTAACGTGTTATAAATACGTTCTTTATCCTCTAAATTAGCTTCATAAATACCAAACTGCACGATATAATCATATAAAACGTGGAGGCCACCTGCAATCCAGTTCATTTTTATTGACCTTTCTTGGCATCGCATCATCTCTTGAGCATACATATTAGCCGAATTAATCGCTGCCATCTTTAAATCTGCATCGCTAGGCTTCGGTTTGACTGGCTCAGCTACTTTAGCGTTGGCAACCTTTCGCATTACATCGTTCTTTTGCTCGATAAACTTGCGCACCCATTGCACAAAATTGCTAGGCGAAAAGAAAATTACATCGTTACCTGCTGAATTGTATTCTCCGTTTAAACCTCGTTTTAAGGCGAGATTTATTTCATCGATAGATAAGTGCCCAAAGGACTTAATATCTTCCATTAGAACCAAGACTAGAGCCTTGTGCTCATCATCTGGTAATGGCTTGCTACCTAGCTTTATTTTAGCTAAGGAAATTGCTCGCATTGCAACGCTCATTAAGTCTTGCTCTGTTAGGCTAGATATCCTTATTGAGGTTTGTGATTCAACAACTTCTTTCTCGTGTCTGGATAAACCAGCTATTGCGCTACTTGTACGGATTAACGAAAGTTCCATTTTCTATTTCTTCGGTTAGTTGGTCGTGAACATTTTTCAAACTTATCATATTTTGCTGAAGTTTTCCTAATTGTTGTTTTGATTCTATTAATTTTTTAGGAGCAAACAATCCTTGATAGTTATTAGATATAGAATGATTAATAGCTTCTTCTAATTCTTCATCGCTTTTATTCATCCATTGCTTTTCTAATTGCAAAGATCCAATTAGTGTATAGCTTGATCTTTTTTCTTTCTTATAATCAAACCATCTTTTAAATAGAAAATCACGTTTTGTAAAAACGACTTCTTCTTCTTGTTCTTTTTCTTTTTCTTTTTCTTCTTCTTCTTCTTTTTCTTCTTGTGGATGTGTATCCATACTGTATAGATACTCTATCAATACTCTATTTTTGACTTGTTTAAGCTCTTTTTCTACACAAGCCATTACTTTAGGGGAATTTGAGTCATTAAACTTAACCCAATTCAAAAGAGCAATTTCATTGGTTGATTTGCTCCATCTGATCTTGTTTTTTTCCTGAAAGAAATCAATTAACTTCTGTACCGTTTCTGAGTTGTATCCAGTATCAAAGCAAATCTTTCTAATTGATGTCTCATAGATTCCGCATTGCGTTGTCTTGTCGTTTGTCATCAAGTACAGATAAAAGTATTTCTGCTCTGGAGTTAGCTCGCCTACAAAAGAATCGCTCCAAAAGGAAACCGATATTTTTCTAAATGCTGCCATAAGTTTCTTTATAATAATGTTCTGCTGATTGAAATTTAGGTTTGCCTTCCATATATGCTTGTCCATCAACAAAGCCAATTGTGCAAGCATCTAATATCTGATCTTTCTCAATCTCTTTAGCTTTATCATATAATTTTTTAGCAAATTCTTGATTTCTATTTGGATCATTTAACATAAGAAATAACCAATCGACTGCAGTTTGT